CCAGATTACTTTGCAGATATTTTGCTAAGACTGGGTGAATTTTTCAACGACGCCTACATTATTTGTGAGAGTAATTCGCACGGCTTGTTGACGTGCACACGACTTTATAAAGATTACGGTTACACAAATTTTCATACAGAAATAGTAGTCGACAAGATAAGCGACAGAGAAACAGTCAAGCTTGGTTTTGCAACAACAGCAAAAAGCAAGCCGCTTGTAATTAACGAGCTGCGCGCTTCATTGCGTATGGACCAGTTAGAAATACACGACAAAGTAACTCTGCGCGAAATGCTAACTTACATCGAAACAGAAACAGGAAGCATGGAAGCTGAAGCAGGCTGTCATGACGACTGTGTGATGGCACTAGCAATTGCGAATTACGGTCACCAACAAGGTTGGGAGCCAGTACAAGTTTTAGAAGATTATTACAGTGAGGCAATCTAATGGCTGAGACATTCACAGCACTTACAGAAGATGAGCTGCTTGGTCTCGTTCAAAACGAGATAAAAGGCTCTATCGGTTATTCCGATGGTGACCTTAGCCATGAACGGCAGCAGATGCTCAGATACTATCATGCTGAGCTTCCAGAACGCCAATCAAACGGCAACAGCAGCTACGTATCGCAAGATGTGTACGATGGTGTTGAAGGCTTAAAAGCTTTGCTGCTTGAAACCTTTTCATCTGGAACCGACGTTGTTCAATTTGCGCCACAAGGTCCGGAAGATGTAGACATGGCACGTGTGTGCACGACTTACACCAACTACATTATACACCGCCAGAACGACGGTTTTTCGATCTATAGAGATATTATTCACGACGGCTTGATGGCACGCAATGGTGTTGCGAAAGTATATTGGGACAACAAAGTCGATGTGCTTGAAGAAGAATTTCAAGACTTAACTTCAGACGAGCTGGACGGCTTGATGGCTGATCCTGATGTGGACGGCTTGCAGTCACTCAATGATAATGACGGTTTACTAAGCGGCGTTATACGCAAAAATATTAATAAATCTAAAGTGTGTATTGAAGTTATACCACCAGAAGAATTTATTATTAATCCAATGTCAAAAAGCGTTAACGATGGCTTTGTTGCTCATCGACGCACAATGCGCAAAGCAGATCTTATTGAAATGGGATTTGACGCAGAGCTTATTGAAGGCATAGGAAGCGACGAAGACCCACTAGGTGAGAACTACGACGAAAGATATTATAGACACGAGCAAGTTGGTCCACAAAAGCTGACACCAGACGAGCACAACTATCAAGAACAAATGAAACAGATTGTTGTGTATGAGTCATATGTTGAAGCTGATATGGAAGGCGATGGTGAAGCTCGACTTTACAAGACAATCACAGCAGGCAACACATTGCTTGATGTTGAAGAAGTTGATCGCAGACCATTTATCGTCTTTACACCTGTTCCAGTTCCGCACGCGTTTCATGGTGAAAACTTTGCATACAAGTTAATGCCTACACAAAATGCGCGGACAGCACTTATGCGGTCTATTTTAGATCATGCGTCTGTGACTACTAATCCAAGATATTTAGTACAAAAAGGCGCGCTTACTAATCCGCGTGAGCTCTTAGATAATCGTCTTGGTGGTATCGTAAATGTGACACGCCCTGATGGTGTTCAACCGCTGCTACAAAATCAGCTGAACCCATTTATTTTCCAGACAATAGTGCAGCTTGAAGAGGACAGCGAAAACACATCTGGAATATCTAAGCTTTCACAAGGTTTAAATAAAGACGCAGTCAGCAAACAAAACTCTGCTGCAATGGTCGAAAATCTTGTTAGCTTGTCACAGCAACGGTCAAAAATTATTGCCAGAAACTTTGCAAATGGTTTCTTAAAACCTTTGTTTGTCGAAGTATATCGACTGGCAATAGAAAACGAAGACTATCAAAAGATTATCGATGTTGCTGGCAACTACGTCCAAATCAACCCAAAAGACTGGGCTGAAAGAAAAGACGTAGAAGTTTCATTTAAACTTGGTTACGGCGAAACAGAACGCGAAGCACAAAAATTCCAAACGCTTCATGCAATGTTATCTCAAGATCCAGGCATTCAGCCGTTTTACACAACGCAAAATAAATATGCCATGGTTCGCCAGGCAATGCTCAATGCTGGTATTAAGGATGTCGACACATATTTAACGCCACCTGAACAAGTGCCTCCGCCTCAGCCTGATCCTGCACAAGAACTTGCAATGCAAGTGCAGATGAAACAAATGGAACTTGAGGAGCGCAAGGTAGCGCTGCAAGAACAAGAACTGCAACTTAAAGCGCAAATGGAACAAGAGCGTATGGAGCTTGAGCGTGCCAAAGTTGAAGTTAATGTTTCTACTCAGTACAGCGCTGAAGAACGCAAAGACTTTGATTCAGAAGTACGCGCAGACATTGGCTACAAAGAGCTTGAGCTTGCTAAAGCCACACCTGCAACTGAACGCACTGCAATCGTAAGTCCAAATTCATAGGTTGCATCATGCCAAGTAAAAAGAAAGAGCCTCGGCTGTCTGTCGGCCGAGGTGAAAAACTACCTGCGTCAAAAGGTGCTGGGCTAACAGCCAAAGGTCGAGCCAAGTACAACCGTGCGACAGGCGGAAACCTTAAGCCGCCAGTAACAGGAAAAGTTAAAAAAGGTAGCGCTGCTGCAAAGCGCCGAAAGTCATTTTGCGCCAGATCAAAAGGCTGGACAGGTGAACGCGGCAAAGCAGCAAGGCGCCGCTGGAAATGTTAATTTGGTCAAGGAGAGACTATGGAAGACCAAGAAATTATTGAGCAGGGTACTCAAGCAGAGGTGCTGCTCGGAAGTGACGCGTTTACTAAAACCGTCAACGGCTTACTCGATCAATATGTAAGCCTTTTTTTCTCAACTGATCCGCTACAGAAAGACGAGCGCGAAGTCGCATATCATTCTGCGCGGGCAATGCAAGAAATTGTAAACACATTGAACCAAAAGGTGATGATGAAAAATCAAATCCTTGAGGCAAAGGAGTAATAAATGTCCGAGACTACTGAAACTAGCGTCTCCGAGAACCCTGAAGGTCCATCAGTGGACACCGCAATTAATGCTTTTATGAAGCGTTGGGAAGACTCTCCAAAAGAGGAGACATCAGAACACGCAGAAGAAAGCGAAGCAGAGTCTGTAGAAGAAGTAAGCGAAGATACAGACGACGCTGAAGACTATGAAGTTGTCGAAAGTGAAGAAATAGACCTCGATGACGTCGAACCAGAATACGATGACGAAGAGTATGAAGATGATGATTATGAGCCACAAGTGGCTTCAGATGATCTGATTACTAAAATCAAAGTTGGTGAAGACGAATACGAAGTATCTGTTAAAGACTTGAAACGATTATACGGTCAAGAAAAGTCGCTTACAAAAAAATCGCAACAAGTTGCAGAACTACGCAAAAATCTTGATAGCGAAGTACAAAAAAATGCAGTCATATTAAAAACGCTGTTGGAAAAAGCTGAAGAAAAGCTGAAGCCATATGCTGAAATTGATATGCTGTTAGCTTCGCGCCAAATGGAGCCTGATGATTTTGCGCAGCTTCGTAAAGAAGCACAACAAGCGTACGACGATTATCAGTTTCTTAATCAAGAGTCAGACAAGTACTTAGAAATAGTCCAAGCCTCGCGTCAGCAGGAACTGAAACAGCGAGCAGCCGAAGCTATTGAAACTTTGAAGCAAGAAATACCAGACTGGTCAGAAGATCTTTACAACAAAATCCGGAAATACGGTGTTAGCCAAGGCATTAGCCAAGATGACATCGATCAGCTTGTAGATCCTGCCGCAATCAAACTGGTGTTGAAAGCTATGAAGTACGATCAAGGCAAAAAAGTTGCCGTAAAAAAACGTGCAAAAGCTCCTCAAAGAGTACTTAGATCTGGTGCAACAAAACCCGTAAGTCAAAACAAGCGCGTCAAACAACAAACAATGGACGCACTAGCAAAGTCTGGAACCACAGACGCGGCTCGGGATGCATTTTTAGCGCGTTGGTCTGCTAGTGACTAATCTTTAGCCCTATAAGAGGAATCAATGGCTACATATACCACGTACAACCAGATTGGTATCAAAGAAGACATTTCTGATATCATCTCAAATATCTCGCCAACAACGACACCTTTTCTGTCGTCTATTGGCAAAGAGTCTGTAAAAAACACACTGTTTCAGTGGCAAGAAGACTCACTTTCCGCAACTGCAGAAAATGCAGAGGTTGAAGGCTTTACTGCTACAGATCTTACCTTGACACCAACTGTCATGCGTTCGAACTATACGCAGATCCAGTCAAAGACCATTAAAATCTCAGCAACGGCTGATGCGATTGACGCATACGGACGTGCGCAAGAGACCGCTTACCAACTTTCGAAAAAAGCTGCTGAATTTAAGCGCGACATCGAATTTAACTTGGTTGGTGATCGTTCAACAAACGGTAACGATGCTGCCGCAGGCTCATCTTCAACTGCACGTCTAACAGCAAACATTCATGGCGACGACGCCGGTTCAAATGCTGTTATTAACTCTGCTGTTCAAGAAGCTGGTGGCTCTGCTGCTTTGTCTGAACAAATGATCCTTAATCTTGGCGATAAGCTGTATGACGAAGGTTCAGAAGTCTCAATCTTGATGATTAAGCCTGCTGACTCAACAGTTATCGCTGGCTTTACCCGTTCAGCAGTTGGCTCAGGTAACGCTCGTCAAGAGCACTTTGTCAACGGTGGTCGCACACTGATGAACGTCGTAGACGTTTACATTTCGCCTTACGGTGAGCAACGCGTTGTAATGAACCGCTTTATGAAGACTGACGTTGCATTCATGTACGACCCAGCAAACTGGAAAATCTGTGAACTGCGCCCAATGACTCGCGAACTACTTGCGAAGACAGGCGACGCAGATATGCACATGATGGTGACAGAATACGGACTTAAGCATGCTAACTACAAGGCATCAGGTCTGATCACAGCTATCACCTAACTGTTTAATGTGGGTGTCCTCGGATTTAGCTCTCCTTGCCGAGGGCACCTGCATTTCAAGGAGACACAATGATGAATCCAATCGATAGATTAATTGATGCCGATCTAGGTGTCATGCAAGACGCTGACGGTCTTTACCGAACGCGCACACAAAAAATTACAAATGAATTTATGCAGTCGCTGCAAGATCAGCGCGACGCTGGTGGTTATACAGACAGTGGCGAGATGCTCAAAATGGCGTCGATCCCTGTAGTCATTGTCGAGCAAATGATGAAAGAAGGCATAGACGTTTATAAGTCGCCAATTAAAGACATCATCAAGTGGTTAAAAAATAACGACATGGACCACTTTTTAACGACAACTAAGAGGATTTAATATGGCAACTTTTGCTGAGCTAAAACAAGATGTGATTGACTTGATTAATCGTAATGATTGTACCGACGCACTTGCAGCTTCGTTTGTAAACTTAGCTCAGCGCAGATTGCTAAGAACACTTCGGTTGCCATCATTAGAAAAAGTACAAACAGTTATTACTGGTACAACAATATCAACAATTTTTAATAGCACTACAGGTGTCTACAGCTTACCTGCAGACTTTTTAGAATTAATTTATATTTATGATGACGACAGAATTTTAGAGCGAATACCTCTTCGTAAATTTCTAGAATATTCCAAAAATCATTCAGCTGCTGGCAAGCCGCGTTATTACACACGTGTAAAAAATACGTTTGAGCTAATGCCAAAACCTGAAACAGGTCACGAATTTTATGTCGTGTACGCCGCTGACGACACTACGCTTGTAAACAACACAGACACCAATGTCTTGTCGTTGTCTTGCCCAGATTTAGTTGTTTATGGCGCAGTTTTGTATGCTGCAGATTATTTTAATGATTCTCGCAAAGCACAATTTGAAGACGTTTATAACAAAATTTATATGGACGTAGCAGCATTGGCTGACGCAACTGACGCAGCAACCGCTGATGCTTCAGTGCAGCCTTCCTTTACATACCAAAGCGATCTTTTGAATTAGGTGAAGCGTTATGTCAAAAAGTTCTGTATTCCAAACAATAGGTACCGATCCTGTTCAAATTTCGTCTTCTGTTGCGCTGCTTGAAGACTATGTGACAGACAGTGCAGCTAACGCTGCTGCAGCAGCTGCTAGTGCGTCGACAGCTGCTTCAAACGCAAACGCCGCAGCTTCAAGTGCAGCTTCAGTTGTTACGTCAGTCAACAATGCCGCAGCAAGTGCTTCTGCCGCTGCTAATAGCGCAACCAACGCTGCTACTTCAGAAACTAATGCTGCAACTAGCGCAACTAACGCTGCAACTAGTGAGACAAACGCGGCAACTAGTGAGACCAATGCCGCTACTAGTGAGACAAACGCAGCAAACAGCGAGACAAACGCTGCAACTTCAGAAACCAATGCTGCAACTTCAGAAACTAATGCTGCTACAAGCGCGACTAATGCAGCGACTAGCGAGACTAACGCTGCCACTAGTGCAACTAATGCTGCAACTAGTGAAACTAACGCGTCAGCCAGCGAAACAGCCGCTGCAGCTAGCGAAACAGCAGCTGCAACTTCAGAAACTAACGCCGCCACAAGTGCAACTAACGCCGCAACAAGTGAAACCAATGCCTCAAACAGTGAAACACTAGCCGAGCAATGGGCGTCACAGACTACTGGCATTGTTGATAGCACTGAGTATAGTGCGAAGGCATGGGCTATTGGTGGCACTGGCGTCACAACAACAGCTGGCGCAGGTCCAGCTAAAGACTGGGCTGTGTCGCCTACTACTGTAGATGGTACTGAGTATTCAGCTAAGAACTACGCTGCTGGCACACTCACATCACTAAACGGTTCAGCCAAGCAATGGGCCTTGGGTGGTGGATCATCATTTGATGTCTACACAACAGTCAGTGGTGGTTTGTACTCTGCGCGCTACTACGCTGAACAAGCCGCCGCTAGGTTCGACTCATTCGATGACGTGTATCTTGGGGCAAAGTCTTCAGATCCAAGTACCGATAACGACGGAGACGGATTGCACTCAGGCGATCTCTATTTCAACACCACTGACTCAGTAATGAAGGTTTATGACGGAACCAACTGGAACGCAGTTGTGACAGACACAAGCACCTTTGCGACTAAAGGCTTTGCGACAGCAATGGCGATTGCACTTTAATAGGAAACAACGATGGCACAAAACTTTAGAAGATATCACCTCAATGCCGTGGGCGTTTCTGCGGCTGACATACCTGTCGCTAGTAACTTTCCAACTGGATACCACACGATCATCAGTATCCGGCTGGCTAACGTAACTAGCAACATGATCATGGCATCCGCCTACATCAACAATGGTACAGACGACATTTCGTTGATCGTCAACGCACCTATACCAGCTGGAAGTAGCCTTGAGCTAATCGATGGCGGCTCAAAGATTGTTGTCACAGACTCAGACAGACTGTGGGTGCAGTCAGACACAGCATCATCAATGGATGTTCATTGTTCTATCGTTGAAGAAATCAGTTCATAGGGGTAGCAGATGGGACACATAGGAAACACAGTCCAGACTGCCTTTACCTCGTTTGACAAGCAGACAATCACTGGCACTGGCGGCACCACATACACACTGACGCATAGTGTTGCTAACGAACGTGAGATCGAAGTCTTTGTAAACAATGTGCGGCAGGAACCGTCAGTTGCTTACAACGTGTCTGGTAATACCTTGACGATGACTGGCAACGTAGCAAGCACAGATGACTTCTATGTTGTGTACCAAGGCAAAGCAGTTCAGACAGTCACTCATCCCTCTGACGCACCACTGCAAGCGACCACAGGCACATTCACCGGAGATGTGACAACCACGGGTGATTTCAAACCTACTGGCAAAGAATACTTCCACGTTGATTTAACAACTGCCCAATCCGGTAATTCATCACAAAGTACGGTTACTGTGGATTTTGGAGGTAGTGGCACAGTCAAGTATGACACTGCGTCAAACTTTGATAGTGCAAATGACGCGTATCTTTTGGGCAGTAGTGATGGTGTCTATCTAATAAGTTTTAGTATCGGCATAAAGTCAGTGAGTATCGCAACGGAAACTATAAAAGATGCGGCAGCACAAATAAGAGTTGCAACAGACGGTTCAACTTTTACCCCGATTATCGGTAACGGTGCGCATGTTCAGAATAATGCGGGCGATGAAATCGGTTCATTCGCTTTAAGTGGCAGTTTTATCTATAAATCCACAACCGCAACAACCAAAATTGACATGCAAGCGTATGCAGACTGTGCGACCAGTGCTAACTGGACAGTAAGTGATGATGTTGAACTAAACACTAATGTTAGTCCCACAGATTCTGGCACTGCACGTTGTACATTTCTATCTATAGTGAGAATCGCATAATGGCACTTTCAAGAATAACCAATGGCGGTGTTGCCTCATCTGGTCTACCCAGCGGGAGCATCATTCAAGTTCAACACTCGCAATTCACCAGTCAAAATACTGTTTCTTTCACAGCGAATACGGATGCGACACTGACAGACTTAACGGTCAACATTACGCCCACTTCTACATCAAGCATTATTAAGGTTGAGGCATTTGTTCAGGGTGAGTGGGGTAATAATGATTCTCAAACTGATTCCTGCTGGTTTTTTCTCAGAGACAGCACAAAATTAGGTTCTGCTACAGCAGGAAATCGAAATGTAGGTATTCATATGGGTACATCAATCACCTATTACGCCGCAAACAGTTCTTCAACTCCTGAAGGTGTGAAGTATGTTTATTTTGATACACCGTCAACAACATCACAAATTACCTACAAAGTTGCTTGTAGAAACCATTATACCACTGATTTTTACCTCAATCGTACAGTCGCCGATAGCGACCACAATTATATAGAACGTGGGATTTCTAGCATCACAGTGACTGAGATTGCTGGGTAAATAATCTAATCAAGGAAAATCATTATGGGTTATATTGGGTCTTCTCAGGGGAGCAAGGCACCCGTTCTGCTGGACAGCATATCCGTAGTTAACGGACAAGCGGCATACACAATGCAGAAGAACAGCGTGAATTACTCACCCTCTTCCGAACTAACGCTACAGGTCAGTTTGAACGGACTTGTCCAAGCACCATCCAACAGTTTCACCATATCAGGCAGTACGATCACCTTTGCCGACCCACTCGTGACCGGAGATGTCATTGACTACATCCTCGACCGCGAACCATCTACTGGAACAATGGAACCGCTGGATGCTTCGGTAACAGCAGACAAGATTGCCAGTTCGGTTATGCGTAATGGCATCAGGGTCAATGGCGGCACGTTGTCTACTAATACAACTATTGCATCATCAGAACGGGCGATGGTGGCAGGGAGTTTCACGATAGACAGTTCAACCAGTCTTACAATTAACGGGGAGATGACCATTGTCTAAGTTATACGTCAACGACATCTACTCAAAGACTGGTGCGTCAGAGGCAATAAACATTGATAGCAGTGGGCGTGTTCAAAATCCAAAGCGACCTTACATAATGCTTCTCGCTGATGCCCAGCAAACTGTTTCGGCAAACACACCTTATACGGGTTGGCGAGTAGATGGGCAACGCGACATCACATATTCAAGTGGTGTAATTACCGTCCCTGTAGATGGTCTTTATCGGATTGGTTTCAGCGTAATTAATCAGGGGACTGGCGGTTACTATCTTCGCATCAACGGTACAGCAAAGTACAGAATAGGATACGGGAACGCTGGTACAGGTGAAACGTGGTCACAGCAGGGCAGTGATGGTGTTTTTGAGTTAAATGCTGGAGACACTGTAGACTTTGCTCCAGAAACCAGTCTTGTCACCTTTGGTTCTACATCTTTCAGCGCAGTGGGCGGTGCCTACGTTTATTTATTGGGATAGTGGAGATCGATTATGGCATCTATACTTAACGTAGACCAGATCGGTCACTCAACCAGCGGCACCACGGCACTTACTATAGATAGTAGTGGTCGCATCCTAACACCAGCAAGACCAGCGTTTCATATGACCCGAACCACGAGTACGAGTGGGGCAGGCGATATAACCTATGAACACACATTGTTTGACATTGGCAATAATACAAATGCTTCGACAGGTGAATTTACTGCGCCAATCACAGGCATTTACTCAATGACTTTTGCGTCTATTGGCCCCGGTTCTGGCAGTTATGCTATTGCAATAGTTGGGTACATCGACAACGTACAGACTACACAGTTCACTCTTAGACCGTTGAGTGCCAATGCGGCAGTTTCATATTCACCTCAAGGGTCTTTGACTGCGCCAGTACAGTTGAACGCAGGAGAGAAATTCAAACTTAATGCAAATGGCCCGCTGTACTCAGATACTACGACTTGGATACGTTTTGCAGGTTACTTGATAGGATAGGATGACGATATGACAAGCATACTTAAAGTCTCAACCCTGCAAGACCCGACAAACAGCAACACAGCGTTACAGATTGATGCCAGTGGGCGTGTGACTACACCAGCACGACCAGCGTTTCGTTCTTATGGTTCAGGTGGATCTTGGGTGTCGTTTGGTACTGGTAAAGTTACCACAATGACCACAGTCGATTATAACATTGGTGGTCATTACGATAGTACGGATTGCGAATTTACTGCGCCAATTGATGGTCTCTATCATATCCATGGACGCTTCTATGTAAACAATGGTTCTACAATTAGTTCGTTTTACATTATGATAGATGGCACTGCTTACAGTAGCACTTATTTTGCCACTGTAGAAAATGCCGCTGGCGACAGTAGCGTAACTTTTAGCGAGACACTTCAACTTAATGCTAATCAAGTAGTCGCCATGCGTGGAAACAGTGGGGAGTATTTCCCGTTGTACAGTAGTTTTGGCGGATACTTAGTAGGATAGGGGGACTGACATGGGATTAATACGTCTACAATCAAACAGTCTTCCAGCGTCTATACCAACTGCAAACTTACCATCTGGTACAGTGTTGCAAGTGGTTCATAGCGAGGCAACAACAGGTAGTTTTTCTACATCAAGTTTATCTTATGTGACTGACCCAGATATGCCGTCAGCAACCATCACACCTTCTTCAACCAGCAGTAAAATATTGATACACGCAATGATCGGTATGCAACATGACGCTTCTGGTCAAATTGAAAACACTATCTATCGTTCTATTAGTGGTGGAGCAACGACTGACCTGTCTGCAAGCAACACTTATGGTTTGGCATTTAGTGGTGGCAGTAGTCAGCAATGGGATAACACGGGTATACATTGGGTAGACGAACCAAACACAACATCTGCCGTTACTTATACTTGGTACGCTAGATCAGAAAGCGGTTCTTCCGTTACGCCGATCCACGGCGACTGTGGTATTTCTATGGTTCTCATGGAGATTGCAGGATGAGTGCGATGAAGCAACAGATGACCGTATCACCGGAACTGCGAGTAGCACTTGATCTTGAAGCGCATGAAAAAGAGTGTGCTATTCGCTATGCGTCAGTCGAAGAGAAACTCAATATGCTAGACAAACGCATGTGGCGCTTGGAAGCAATGATCATGGGTTCGACCGTGGTTATCGTGGGTCTAGCGGCAAGTTTACTAATGAAACTCTGAAAGGAGCAACAATGACTGAAGCAAGAGCAGTCTATGATGTACCTGCCAAACAATCTGACATCCATGAGATCAAGGTTATTGAACTAGAGGAGCATGATGATGGCTCTGCCACGTTAGTGCTTGAGTTGTCCGAAGAGACCAAATGTAGTCTTTTAGGAATTGGCTTGAACACTGTTCTTAGGAACTACATAGAGACACAAGCAGAAGACTAAAGAATTTAGGAGAGCGTAACTCAACTTGGAGTACGCAAAAAATGATAGCGGAAACCCTCGCTGGTATCGCTCTTTTTAAATCAGCCGTAGACGGCATAAAATCCGCAATCAACACAGCCAATGATATTAGCGAAATAGGCAGCTATATCGACAAGCTGTTTGAAGGCGAAAAGCAAGTTCAAGAACAAAGAAATAAAAAAGCAAGCGTGTCTTCATTTGATACAGGCAACGTTGCTCGAGAAATTATTGATGCAAGATTAGCAGCAGAGCAGATGCGCGAAATAGCAACAATGATTGATCTAAGGTTTGGTCACGGAACATGGCAAAGTATCTTAGAAGAGCGCAATAAAAGAATAAGAGAAATGAAAGAAGCAGAAGCAAAGCTTAAAGCACAAAAACAACAACAACTAGAAGAAACAATTGAAATAGCACAAATAGCTTTGGCTGTTGTATTTATTCTAGGTTTAGCAATCACAATAATTTCATTTGTAACGAGTTAATTATGTTCAAAGTAATCGTCTTGGCGTGTGCTATCGCGTCCGACGCTTGCTGGGAATATCATGATACTCGTGGTCCTTATAGTTCAACAGAACAGTGCACTGCGCGCGCGTACGAAATGGGCAACGCAATCATGGAAATTAATAAAGGTGCCATAGAGCCAAAACAATTTAAATGCGTGCAGCTTAAAGGAACAGCACTATGATTTGGGGAAGTGTTATCGGTGCAGTGGCAGACATTGCAGGCGGTTATTTAAAAGGTAAACAAGAAAAAGCGCAAGCTAAACAAAAACTAGAAGTAGCTAAAATTGAAGCACAAGTTCAAAAAGTAACTCAAGACGGCGCTTGGGAAGAGCAAGCAATTAAAGCAAGTGATAACTCATGGAAAGACGAGTTATGGACTGTGTTTTTTGTTTTGCTCATTGGTGCGTGTTTCGTGCCTAGTGCTCAACCATATATTGAAAACGGATTTAGGTTCCTGCGTGAAGACTGCCCTGAGTGGTTGTCATGGGGGATTTTAGCGTCAATTGGTGCGTCTTTTGGTTTAAAGAGTATTGGCCAATTCAAAAAATAGGGGACAGCAAATGGAAGTCATTTGGACTTTGTTGCTGACCGTTTGCTCCACCTCACATTGTGCAACTCAGACAGTCCAGTGGTTCGAAGAAAAACCACAGTGCGTCGAAATGAAGTTGCTTCACGAAGAGTTACCACAAGATGGTGGTTGGAAAACGGTTGAATACAAATGCACGATCGTTGGTGCACAGGAAATTTAATGAAACAACTACTAGAACAATTAATTAGACACGAAGGTTTGGAGCTCAAGCCCTATAAATGCACATCAGACAAATTGACTATCGGCGTTGGTCGCAACCTACAAGACGTTGGCATCACAAAAGA